CTAATCCTCCCGCCAGACTGGCCGCCGAATGATCTTGATCGCGGTGAGAGTTCGCACTCTGAGGCTCTGCCGTTCAGAAGCTGGAAGATCAACGGCGTAGACCTCTGTCGCATCCTTGAGCCCGCAGCCCTCGCACTTGAGGCGGCCCATCATGCTATCGACTTCGATATTGCCAAGGAGCATCAGCATGTCCGCCGAATGGTAGTGACGTGTCCGCCGGCACATGTTGCAGCGAACACGGATCAGCATTCCCAGATCGTGGGTCTGCTTGAGGGTCAGTCCGATGTTGTCCCGGCGCGGCATAAGAACGGATAGAGAACGCGACGGATGATTCGGCAAGTGCGACCGTCAGTCGGCTTCCAAGGATTTGCGCACGGCCGAGGCGATTTCGTCGGGCGACTGCCCCTTGGACGCGGCCACCCAAGCCGCATGAGCGGCGCGATCCGCAAGCGGGCGACGCGCCGAGCGAAGCGCCACCACCCTCGCTTCCAGTCGCTCGACATGCTCGCGAGCCGCGTCCAGCTCGTTACGCCGATCCGTGCGCCCGATCGCGCGTATCCAGTCCGCATAGCGCCGAAGAATGGTGATGGTGCGTTCCATCCCGGCAATATGATCGCCAAGCCTTAAACCCGCCTGATGATCAGACCCCCGAAACGCAAAAAGCCCCGCTCCCGGCTGGCTGGCCGAGAGCGGGGCTTTGCTATGGGCGGCGATCGAGCAGCGCCAGCCGTTCCAAAATGTGTTCGAGCGTTCGTGCGGTCCCTTGCTCTTCGCTTTTCGCGAGCGACTTCGCAGCTTCCGCGATCGTCTCGGCCGCGTCCGCGATCCGCTCCAGCTCAGATGCAATTTTGGTTGCATCCAGTCCGCCGCTGACGGCCGCGCCAATCGCGCGCAGAGCCGGGTCGGGAGGCGCGGCCGACAACCGGCTCATCATCGCGCGAAGCTTGGGCGTCAGAGCGCCGAACAGACCGGCGAACCCGGCGAAGGCGATCCAGAAGACGATAGGCACCCAGGATGGAGCGTCAGCGGGTATCGTGGGCATGTTGGCGGGCCACCCTGCGGTCATGAGCATCAAGAAAGGCAGTCCACACGTTCGAAAGCTCGAACAGAGCCATGAGCGTCACGAGGTAGGCGAGCATCGACCCTTCGACCGGCGCGGAATGAAAGCCGATCGCCATCATCATGGCGATCGAGAAGGACCAGACCCCAAGAGCGGCCCTGATCTCGGCACAGCGCCGGAGCACGACGCCGTTGATGACCAGGACGACGATGCGCAGGAGCCCCGTACCCATCAGGAGATACGCCCAAGTCTCTTCGCTCGCCCATCGGGCCATGATGTCATAGGAGGGCGAACGGGCGAACGTGTCGGCGGGCTGGTAGAGCGCCCATCCGATCCAGAGCAAGGCGCAGGCCATGAACCATTCGAAGCGCCTGACGCTGAAATGGCGCACGAGCTGGACGACGATCACCATGGCGAGCGCCCCTCTATGGTCGCGACGGCACCCGCCAAAGCGCCATGCCGAGCCGAGCACTCCCCGAGCGACTGACGATCCTGCCCCCACAGCCTGACCGCCTCCGGCATCGTCAGGTCACGCGCCGGCACATCAGCGAGGGCGCGGCACGGCAGCGTCAGGCTGACCGGAATGTGAGGGAGCAACGGCGCGGCCGGTGCGGTTGAGCTGGTCCGACACGCGGCCAGGGATAAGGACGCGGCAAGAAGCGCCGCCAGTCGCAGGAGGATCATCGGGCTTCTCACTGAGGGCTTGTTCGAGTTTGGCGAGCTGCGCCGATTGCTCGGCCGTGCGTCGTGTGTAGTCGGCCGTGATCGCGTCGATCTCGGCTTGCTTGGCTTGCCGATCGGCGAGGGCCTTCGCCTCTGCCTGCCGGCGCTTCGCGTCCTGCGCCAAGCGCTCTTCGTTCTGCGCCGCCAACTGCGCAGCCGGCACTGTGAAGATGTCGGCGTAAAGGGTGCCACCCACCCATCCGATCGCCGCGCCGGCCACCAGCAGGATGACAGCGGCCACCAGCTTGAGCCCGTCCATCATTTGAGCCCCCGGAGACAAAGGGCGCGCTCGCTGATCAGGCCGGGCAGCCCGTTGACGCGGCGGTTGGCGAGCCCCTTGATCACCTTCCCGCCGGCAAACACCCAGCGGCTCAGCTCTTCGCAGGCCCCGCGCACGTCGCCCGCCTTGATCTTGCGGATCAGGCCGGACTTGCAGGCCGCGCCCGTGCCGATGTTGTAGCCCCAATCGTTGATCGCGATGTAGCTTTCCGCCGGCACATGCCACAGCTCGGGAGCGCACTGGAGCATTCGCGCTTCGTGCTCCAGGATTTGCCGGCGCAGGCGCGCCTCGCACCCTGCCGGCGTCTCCCGCATTCCGCGCGTGACGCCGTAGGTGTCGCCGTTGCAGATGGTCCAGACCGGCGGGCTGGCGATCGTGTCGAGATAGGCGTCATAGCGCGTCCCCTCCCAAGACGCCGTGTAACCTGCCGCCGTCGCCAGCATGGCCGCTCCAGCCGCGCCCCCGGCGAGGTAGCGGCTCTTCGCCCCGGCAGGACGCGGGCTCTTGCCCGGCCCGCTCATTCGCCATCCCCCGACACATCTCGCTGCGCGACGATGCGAGCGATGAAGGTCGCGCCGATCGTTAGCCCGGTCACGAGCGAATAGATGCGGGGCGAAAGGAATGACTCGCCCATTGACTGAAGGATGAATTCCAGCGCCGACAGACCGCCGGCAAGGGCGAGGAACCGGACGGACCAGGCGCGTCGGATCACTCGCCCCACATTGGGAACGAATTTCATGTCAGGGATCTCCGAAAACAAAAACGCCCGGCGCTAAGGCCGGGCGAGGTCAGAAGGAATTGACGGGCAGATCAGGCCGCGAAGCCGAGAAGCGCCGGCAGTCGGGGCGCGAGATCGTTGGCCGCCGCTACGATGTTGGCGACGAACTGGTGAGTGCCGTCGTTCGTGCTGAGGGGAGCAAACTTGCCATCGGCCGTATGACCCGAGGCGGCATACATATCCCAGCCCGCATCGCACTCGCCGGCCCCACCATAAGGCAACGTGGCATAGGCCCCGCGCCGCATGTTGAGATCGGCCAGCTTGAACTGATCGCCGTTGGCGCTGGTGGCGTAGTCGGACACCCACACCGCATCGTCGTTCTTGCCGGTTTGGTTGGCCGTGGTGGCGTAACCATCGGTCGAGGTCGTCGCCGGCAGGAGCGTGGTGCGAACGATCCGCTTCGGGCCACGCAGGGTCGCCCGCAGATCGCTGTTGTGCCACGACGTGAGGACACGCAGGCCGTTGCCGCTTGCGTCGTTCAAGGAGCCCGGCGCGGCACCGACATTTTCAAACGTGATGCCCGAGCGCCGATCGTTGCCGGCATGGTTGGTGATCACGCCATCGCAATACTGACGGAAGACCCGACGCAAGGCGCTCGGCCCCGCGTCATAGCCCGCGAACTGATTGCCGATGTTGCTCCCCGAAAGCGACACGTCGATGAAGGAATAGCCCTTCATGTTGAGCGCCCGCTTGACCGGCCCGAGGCAGTCGTCATCATCGCCCGTATCGACACCGTTGGTCCGCGAGCTGAGAGCCGCTTCGCAGATATTGCTGTCGCCATCCACCAGGACGCATTTGACACCCTCCGGCCCGGTCCCGAGCACGGCGCACGGACCCGAGGCCGCAGCGGTGAGAGCCGCCGTCCCCGCGCCCGACCAGTTCTTCGCGAACACCAGATCGTTCGCGGTGTCCGTCGGGAGGCCCAGGCCGTATTCGCCGAAGTCCGTCCCGCGCCCGTAAAGCCCCGTAGGACGGATGATGTCCCCGGTCCCGAAGGCGCGATATTCCTCCTGTATGTAATAGCGCCCGGCCGCGAGGCGGAAGCTCGCAACGCGATCGGTGCGATAGGCGAAACCGTTCGGAACGGTAAGCGTGAAGCCGTCCGCAGAGACCGCGCCACCCGCCCGCATGAACGGATAGTCCATCACCATTCCGAACCAGGTCATCTTGGTCAGGACCGCCGCCGACTGATCTTGCGCCACGCCGGCAATGCCCGTGACCAACGCCGCGCGCCGTTCGATACGATAGAACGGATTGCGGCAGACCACCGTCCCGCCCGGCGCAGCGGTGCCATTGGCAACCGTCAGCGTGGCCGTCGTGTCGCTCGCAATGGTGATCGCACCGCTCGCATAGTCCGCGCCATTGTTGCGCACCGTGACGACATCGCCCGTCCGATAGCCGCGCGTCGTCTCCATGGTCAGCGTCATCGTGGTGCCCGAGACAGCAACCGAATTCACAACGCGATCCGAGTTCAGGAAACCGCGCTGGAGATTGAAGCCGACGCCACCCGAGCTGATCATCTGGCCGTGGAAATACTCGAAGAACGGTTCGTCCACATAGCTGTTGGCCTTGTGCCGGACGCGAGCGACATACTTCTGCGCAGACGCGATCGCTGCCCCTTGGCTGATAGGAAGCTTGGTCCGCACCGATCCCGAGATGATGTTGCGTTGCGCCGAGGCATCGCCCGCCAGCTTTTGGTAGATGGTCCGCAATGGGACAGCCGCGCCCATATGCGCGGACATCGCCGCGTGCGTCCCGTCCGTGCCGATCGTCGCTTTGACGGCCGAGCCAGTGACGTGAGCCTTGCCCGGCGTCCCCAGCGCACCATCCGCCGCACCGTTCCATGGGTTCGTAGTGGTCGGCACGAACGACACCGTATAGGGCGCAGCCGATCCAGAGACGGACGCCACGCGCGGGCCGCCCTGCCCGCCGATGTCCACATTGCTCGAATTGCCCGGCTCGAACACGAGGTTGTCGCCGTAGACAGGCGGCGCACTGGTCTGGATGCTGGTCGCACCGCTCGCCACGTCGGCCGTCAACGTCCCCGAGAAAGCGAGAACCCGCCACAGGCTCGGATTGGACGCGTCGGCACAGAAGCTCGCGAAATCGAAGATGATGTCAGGACCGCCATTGACGCCGCGCTCGGCCGCCAAGGCCGCATTGAATTGATCGCGACGGCCACCCGCCTCGAACCCGGCGACGGGAACCTGATTGGCGAGATCGGTGCATTTATAGGCATTGTCCGCCACGCGCGGTTGGATATTGCTCTGGATAATCGTCCGCACCCCGCCCTTGCGCGCCGAAGCCCAGATCGCCCGGTTGTCCGCCATGATGAGCGAGAGATCGCGAGAGCCGATCAGCTCGTTGGTCCCCAGACCGATATGCACGTCCGTGAAGCGGCCCGCCTCCAGAAGCGACATGAACTTGGGTGAGTTGGCGGTCTGTTCGGCCGTCCTGCCGCCCACCGCCATCGCGACAAAGGGGACGCCCTCGGCATAGGCGGCGCGCTTGAAATACGAACCGCCGGCACGGCCAAGGCCACCCGTATCGTTTTGCTGCCGCAGGAGGCTGTCGCCGATGAGCCCGAGCGAGGCAAAGACACCGGAGACCGGCCCGAGCATCATCGATGGAAAGAAGATGTGGAGCGCGTCCGGCGTGTTGGTCACTGTCATCGAGCCGGTCGCGTCAACGTCATCGCCCAAGTCACTCGGCACGCCGCGCCAGGACTGGTTGAAATCCGTCGAATAATCGCAATAGGGCGCGCTCTGACCCGAGACCAAATCGAACAGGTGGCGATATTCAACGAAGCTGCGCGGCGCGAACCACGACACGCCAAAGGCGGTCGGCAGGATCGGGTCGCACATGAACTCGGCCACCCCGGCCGGGATCACGAAGGTGCGCGATCCATTGTAGGTCACGGGCACCGACACGCCGTTATAGACCACCGCCGCCTTGCTAATCGTGATGTCCTGCGCGGCGGCCACCTCGCGCTGCGCAAAGGTGCCGTTGGTCCACCATGGGCAAAAGGTCGGCTGGATCGACGGGGGAGCCATCAGGCCGAACTGATAGGCGCGCCGCCCCTTGAAGCGTGTCTTGCTGCCGGCAGTCGGCAGCACATTGTTGCAGATGAGGCCGCCCATGACGGTGTTGACCAGACGCGGCTTGCCACCGCCGGGCAAGAGGACGCCGGAACCGATCGCGCCGGCCAGAGAGCGTTTCGCGGCGTTGATGCGCGCAGGTGTACGGGCCATGACGGGCCTCCTAAGACAGGACACGAAAAAGGCCGCACGGGGCGGCCTTGAGTGAAGTCAGGTTCAGGCAAGGATAGGGAACTGAAATGCGCTCACGGCTGTTTGCAGCCACGAGACGCGCCGTTCCCCCGGCGATGTACCGACCGCGCCACCCGGCTCATGTGTCAGGGTGGCGCGGTCTCTTTGTTTTCAGATGGTCGCAGCCTCGCGGAAGAGATCATCGATCGCCTCGGCCGAGAGCCCGAGGGCCTGCCCCAGCGCGGCGATCAGGGGATGATCGCGCTTCAGCTCGGCCGCATATTCCCATTCGATCCTGGCCTCTTCACCCGCCTGCCCCGCCATCTGCGCGATGGCGGCTTCGGCTTTCGACAGGAGCCAGGCGCGCGAGAGCGCAATCCGAGCTTGCCGCATCGTGACAGCAGCGGGGACCAGCACGAGAGGTTCGAGCGGCTTCGGCATGTCGCCGATCGGCTGGACCAACCAATCTTCACCCGACCACGCAGCGAAATGCGTTGCGTGATCGAACGCGGGCGGCTGGACAGGGATGGCGTTCGGTGGCCTCCCCTGATCCAGATCAATGTCAGCGATTTCACCGCGCCAGATCGCCAGTTCGTCCAGAATGAAGACGTTCGTCATTCGCGCCCCCTGACGTAAGTCCGCGCGCCACCAAGCGTTTGGGGCAACTTCGGTAGCTGAAACTCGGCTGATTTGTTGGCGGCGAATTTGCCCCGTACGGCGCGGGTCGTGCCCGGCGGCCGAAAGACATAGAGCCCATCCGAAGCGCGAAAGGGCGTTTTGAAATTGCCGAAGTTGTCGAAGCTCTCGTAGTTCAGGATCAACCGATACAGATCACCATTGGGAAGCAGCGCGAAGAGCCTGCCGCTTTCGCTGTTGAACTGCCCGCCGAACAGGACGCGGCTCCCGTCCGTCGTGATGAAAGAGATGTTATTGATGTCGGAACGAGCGCCGATGTTATCGAGCAGGATCGTCCAGTTGATCGCGTCCGTAGAGACGAGGACAAGCTGTCGGCTGTTGTTGTTGGCCGCTCTGCAAACGATATAGAACTTCCCCAGGATGAAACTGATCATTGCTCCATCCGCCATCGCGTTTGGCAAAGGAATGCCAGAAACCACGTTCCAACTGCCCCCCTTGTTGGTCGATCGATAGGTCTGGCCGTTGGATGAGACGAGGACGAAGTTTCCGTTCCCGTAGGCTAGGCTCCGCTGCGACGTTGACGGATTGCCCGGCAGCGCCGCCGCCGAGTTGGACAAAGGCGCGGTCGGGTCCGACTTCGAAAAAAGGCTGTTCGAATAGGTGATCACGCCCAAAATGACATCATCGTCCGTGGCGTAGCACATGACGCCATTCTGGTTGCCGTGGTTTGGTTCGGCCAGGAACGTCCAAGATGTGCCGTTCTGCGAGTAAGCTCCACCGTAGGTCTGGTTGGCCCATAGCTGGACAGGAAGGTGAACGTAGTAGCCCTTGAACTTCAAGATGTCCCGGCCACCGACCAACTGATCGCTTTGCGTTCCGGCAAGGGTGGAGAACGACAAACCATCGTCAGTGGACGCGAGGATTTTCGCGCCGCCGGAAACGTATTGGTACAGGAACACGAAGCCGTCGAGATACGCTACGGTGGACACCTGCGAGGTGGTGAGCGTCACGTTCGAATTGGCGATCGGCGTGAAGTCGAGATAATTATGCCCGAGCACCGCGAAGAGTTCAGGGTATGTCGCCTGAGATACCACCGCCCCGCTGCATTCGAGCCATTTGGCCGAGCCCGTCCCCGCGACCTTGAACGAATCCAACAGGTCGCCAACGCGCGGCCGAATGTCGTTGATGATGGGTCCAATCGTTTGGGCGTCGGCAAAACCCTCACCCTGCGCTCTATTAATGTCGTCCGCGGTTGCGACAGTGACGCGACCCAGCACATAGGCCGTGCCGTCGCTGTTGACCTTGACGAAGTAGCCCGCCTCGGACGCCGAGATGCCCGGCATTTTCAGCCCAGCGGCAAAACCCCTCGCCCGCTCGGCCTGCGCGAAAGCCTTTCGGGACCAGTGATAGGCCGAGAACTTGCCAGACGCGACTTCCGTATCTTCCGCCTCATTCGACCAGCGCGAGGCGAGCACGGCCGAAGCCGCCGCTTTCAGCGCCGAATGAAGCGCCGAGAAAAGTCCCGGCTCGACTTCCACACCCTCGCCCGCGCTCGCCCAGGACTTCGCCTTATCCCGCGCGGTTCCCGCCGAGGCGACATCCTTGCCCGTCTGCGTCTTGTCGAGCGTCACCTGTTCGGCGAGGCTCTTGACGAACAGAGCCATGCGGCGAACCGCGCGCGCGATGATCCCGCCATCGTTCGCTTGTCTCATCTGATTGACGAGATAGCCGCCCTCACCGAACCCATATTGATCCAGCGCATCGTTGGCGTTGTAGTCGCGGACGCTGTATTTCGGGATGCGATCGAGCGAGGCCGTCTCTTCTGTCGTCCAATCCGTGTCGGCCATCAAATGTCCTCTTCCGCCACAAAGTTTGCGTTGAGCCGCGCATAGACGGCCTGTTCGAGCTGCGTCGGCTCGCGAAGAACCCCGCAGAAGCTGCGGCGCTGGAGATTGAGTTTGTCGGACGGGTCGGGGATCACGATCATCTCGCGCGTGATCCCGGCATCGGCGATCAGGTCGAAGAAGCGCGAGAACTCCCGCCCTTCGTCCATGTCCTGAAACCCGAAGGCGAAGACGCGGCGCTTCGCCCGCTCGTCATAGAACCGTGTCCCGCCGATCGACTGTGACACTCGGCTTTCGTCGCGCACCGAGAGCGATGCGCCATAGGCATAGTTGCTCGACGGCAGAAAGCTCGGCCCAAGGAACACCTTGCCCAAGTCGAGATGCTTGGCCGGATTGTTCGGATCGATGCACTGGACCCGCCAGAACAGCCCGATCTTGGGTTTCGGCAGGAGCACCAGGGCGAGCGTCGTCACGCGCCCGATGTCCTCGGCCAGCGGCTTGCGCGTCCACCAGTTCGGCTCCCCGAAATCCACGTCACCCCATCGATACTGGACGGGATAGACTTCCTCCGGCGCGCCGTTGCCGTTGAACACTGGGTCCGTCATTGCCCTGTCGCGGTAGCCCTGAAGGATGATGGTCGCGGCCGGGGACATATTGTGGTTGAGGATCGCCAGCCCGCCGACGCGGCGCGCCCGGTCCAGCTCGACCACGAGCTGCGTGTCCTCCGGCGCGGCCGATGCGGTGCGCGCCACATGCCCGAGCACCCTGTCATAGAGCGCGTCGCGCGACAGGTCTCCCGCCTTCCAGCGCCCGCCCGCCAGCGTCGAAGTGTAGACGAGGTTGGGGAACAGAAGCTTGAGGCGCCAGTCTTCATCCATCTGCGCTTATCCCCAAAGGTTGTATGTCGTGGTGCCGGCGCTGTAGTCCTCATAGGCACCCGTCACCGCGAAGCTCTTGCCCGCCGCCAGCCCGAAGCGCTTGAGCATCAGCCCCGCTTCCTCCGACAGCTCAACGTCCGCGAACTGAGACCGGACCATGCCGGCATAGTGCCGGCGTGAGACGCCGTAGAGCGCCAGGCGCTCGGCAGCCTCGGCCTGCGCCGCCGCTGCGCTGACGAGGCATGTCGTGAAGGTCATGGGCTTGGCGAGCTGATGGAGATCTAGGGTCGCGGGGTTTTCCGCTTCCGCCTGCCGGTATTCTTGCTTGGCGAAGGCCACGAAGTCGGGATCGTTGACGATCGCGTCCCCAGCCAGCGCGTCTTCCGTCACAACAGCATGGTTGCGCGTGTGCTGGAGGATCACCTTGTTCGTTGGGACGCCGTTGTTTTCGTCGCCCGTCGCCAAGAGTTGCAGGCCGACGCCACCGTCTTCCACCAGTTCGATCGGCCCGAAGGTACGCTTCGGATTGCCGATCGGCGCGCGGAACTGACCGATCCGAAAGACGCCCTGACGATCGGGCGAAATCCATCCGCGCACGCTGTCTAGGATGGTCGAGACGACGGTCAGCGTGTTGACCGGCGTCGTCCCCGGCCAGTAGCCGACCTCATAGGGCGCAAGCGCGTCGAGGGCCGCGATGTCCGAGCCCAGGAAGTCGCGCCCTTCCACGAGCCCCGCCTGTTCGATCAGGATGCGCCGGACCACCTGCCCCGCCGTGCGAAGCGCCGCCGTCGCGCCTTCCACAGCATCGACCGTCACCTGACCTTGCAGCACCGTGCCGCTCCCGAACCGGATCAGGCCGAGCGCCAGACAGGTGGCATATCGCCCGCCCTGGATATTGGCGGCCATAAGGCTGGCGAGATCGGGGAAGTCTTGGCCCGTGGGATTGATGATGACGCCCTTGTCGCGGACGCGGATCACGGCCGACAGCCGATGGCCGACACCGAAGACGAGCTTCCAGCGGTTAAGCAGGAGCGCCGGCACGTTGCGCGGCGCACCGTAGAGCAGGAGGCGCGGGACGCCCTTCAGCTCCAGCGTTCCTTCGGCATTGGTCTTCGAGCCATCCACCGTCGTCCCGTCATAGGTCAGCGGCTGGATCGGCACGTCCAGATGGGCGAGGCGCGAGCGCAGGCGCAGGCTGATCCCGTCCCAGGACACTTCGATCTGTTCGACGGTGGCCGTCGTCTGGACCGCCTTGGACGCATAGGGCTTGGCGCGGGTGGCGATCGACCAGAGCGTGAGCGGGTAGCCGTCGAAGGCATAATCCACCATTTCGTCCAGCCCACCGTCCGTATTGTCGAGGCCGAGCGATCCGCGATCGACCTCGGCCACGCCATTGGTCCGGTTCCGGCCGAACAAGGTGCGGCGGTAGGAGCCCACCTCATCCACCTTGAGCCGGGGCTGATAGTGGACATCGGCCGGGTCATCCCCGGAGGCGGTGTTGAAGCCTCCGGGGAAGTCGGTGAAGCGAAAGACGCGCAGGGCCTTCGTGACGCGGTGGCGTCCCGTCAGGTCGAGCAGAAACGGCATGGAGTCTCCTATGCCGCTTGCAGGGCGGCTTTCACCTGTTGCAGGACACGCTTGCTTTCCGAGAGAATGCCTTGCGTCTCCTGACCCGATCCGGCGATCGCCGCCGTGATCCGGTCGCCCAGCTCGGCGAGATCGCCCCGCAACTCGCTCAGATCGATCTCGCTCGCCCCGCCCGTAGGCGAGGCCTCCATTGCGAAGGTGCCGGCGTTCATAGCCTCAAGCTGAGGCCGCCAACGCGCGGTCGCCTCGGCATGGGCGACGAACTCCTGACCATGAACGACGCCCGCCTCTGCGAGACGGGAGCCCCAGCCCGTGAAGCCGCCATTGGCATAGCCGACGCGGGTGCCATGGCCGACTTCGTACTGGCCGTAGATGCTCCAATGCGCCCGGATCGCGTCGTCCACCGATCCCGTCGTCACCCCGAACGTGTTTCCGGCCGCGATGGCCTTGGCAACGTCGGGATTGCTGGCGAGATAGGCGAGCGAGCGATCCGATACCGGGTTCGCGCCGCCGGTGCTGCCGGTGACGGTTCCCCCGTTTTGGCGCAGGTTCGCCATGGCGACGGCCATTTCCGCGAGCGCCGTCTGAAGGCTTTTGATGCCCTCATTCGTCCCGAGGATCGCGTCATACTGCGCCCGCGCAACCGCCAACTGCGCCTCTTGCGTGGCGATCTGTCGGTTGAGCGTGGCGAGCTGGCTTTCGGCCGCCGAGAGCTGCGAGCGCGCCGAGCCCTCGGAGCGCGCCATGATGCGTTGGACCTCTTCGAACCCCTCATTGTAGCGTTCGTTCGAGGCGTAGAAGCTCTTCAGTTCCGTCAGATAAGTCTGACCGGCTCCGGTGAGCTTCGATCGCGCATCTTCGTCCGTTTCGGCGCGGGCGGCGAGATCGAGGAATTGCTTGCGCGCTTCCTCCAACCGCTTGTCCGGTGCCAGCGTGGACAGGTTGTCGTCCAGAAGCAGGGACTTGCGGAAATCGGCCACCTGATCGGCAAAGTCCCGCAGGCGGTCGATCGTGTTTTTCAGCTCGCTCGCCTGATCACGATAGGCCATCAGGCGATCGTTCATCTGATCGGTTTCGGCCTGATAGGCGCGGTCCAGAGCGTTCCGCGCCGTATCGTACGCCGTCTGCGCCTTGTCCTTCGCGGACTCGGCCGCTGTGGCAAACGCCGTCACCACCCCGGAGAGCTGCGGAAACAGCCGGATCAGCTCTTCGAAGCCGTCACCCGCCAGTTCCGCCCCGTCCACGATCGCTTGCGCCTGTTTCTTGAACAGGGTCGGCAGGAGCGAGGTATCAGCCCCGAGCCTGCCGGCATCGGCCGCCATCTGGTCCGTCGCCTTCAAGAGGTCGCGTACCTTGGCGAGGTAATCCCGTCCGCTCAGACTTTCGACCTGATCGGACAAGCTCTGTTCGAACTGCGCCCGCCGCTTCTGGATCGCCGCGTTGAGATCGTCACCGACCGCCCGCGCCGCATCCTCGCTCGACATGCCGAGCTTTACCAGCTCGCCCCGGAGCGTCGTCGCAGCCCCTTGCAGGGACTGGAGATCGCTCTGGACGCCCGTCAGCTCTTCCGTGCCCCGAAGCGCCGCGCGGAGCTGCGCGATGCCTGCGGCCTGCGCCCGTGCCACTTCCGGCGCGGTCTCGCCGAAGGCCACCTTCGTGTCATCCACGAAAGTCAGGACGGCTTGCGATGCCTGACGGATCGCATCCCGCGCTTTGACCCAAGGCCCTTCCAGACCCTGCCCCGACAGGAGGTTGCTTTCCGTCGAAGCGAATGAGTCCCGAAAGCCCTGCCGAGCCCGATCCTGCGCCGTGAACATGGCCGTGCCGACCCGCACGAAGCTTTCCGAGGAATTGTTCGTCCCTCGCTTCCAGGCCGCCCCGCCCAGCTCGCGGAACTTGTTGAACTCGGCAATCTGCGCATCGAACGTATCGCGCAAGCCCGTGGTTGGCAGAGTGTCCAAGGACTTCTGCCACGCCTGATATTGACTCTGCGCCTCGGCCCAGGCTTGCGCCTTTTGCTGGTGCTCCTGTTCCCGTTGTTTGCGCTTGCCGAGAACGCCGCCGAGAAGCCCCAGAGCCGCGCCAGCAACGGCTCCGATCGGCCCGGCCACTCCAAGCGCCGAAGCCGCCTGGAAGCCGCCCAGCGCGCCGGAAACGCCGCCCATGAGCGGATCAGCACCCTGATAGCCGGACGAGAAGATACCGAGCCCCGCGCCGAGCCCGCCCATGAGCTGTTGCCCGCGCGTGATCCCGACATGGTTCACGGTCTGGCCTTGGGCGTTCTGGTAGAGGAAACCCGGTGCCCGCTGTTCGGTCGCCTGTTGGATACCGCGCAACGTCCCCTTTTCGATCGACCGTTGAACCTCGGCCGAGTTGACGGACGAGGACACCAGACCGCCTTGCGATTGCGTTCCGGTGCCGGTGCGATAGCCGACCACTTCGCGCGTCGAGTAGGTCGAGACCTTGGCGGAATTGCTTTGATTGCCGCCGAAAATCTGGACCGTCCCGTCGCCGAACCCGGCCACGAAACCGACATGCCCGGTCGCGCCGCGAGACTGCGGACGCAACACAACGATGTCGCCGACCTTGGGCTGCGTGGTCGCCGTGCCCCAGCCCATGAAGGACGACGCAGCGTTGGAGCCCGTACCCTTGCCGCCCGCCTGGACGATCGCGGCATTGGCAAACGCGGCGCACCACGCGGTGTCCTTAGCCGACAAGCCCCGCCAGTTGCCCGACGCTTGCATGAAGCCGTCCAGCACCTTGCTATCGGCGCGCTCGTTGAGCCCCTGGAACTGACGAGCGACATCGAGCGCCGATCGCGAGGTCTTGGCGAGGTTGTCGTTCAAGGCCGCAAGCGGGGCCGACGTGACAGCACCGACGCGAACCCCGCCCCCGGAGACGATCGGCGAGGTGCCGATAGACCCGACCCCGGCAGCGGCCTTGTCTTGCGGCAGACCGAACAGCGAGCCGAACAGGTGCTTGGCCCCCGCAGCGGAGAGCTGCGAGCCGATCCCGGCCGCACCCCGCATGAGCGAGGAAAAGAAGCTTTCCCCGTCTCGCGTAGCCGAAGAGAAGATGTCGGCGAACACGTCACCGACATTTTCGATGAAGGCTTTTCCGATCTCTTCGGCGGCCGAGACCCCGCCCGTGCGCAGCCGCTCGGCGGCCTCCTGCGCATCCACGAAGCCCTGATCGATCCGAAGCTGCAAGGCCCGGCGCTGGAGATCGCTCAAGCCGTTGGCCGTGTCCGACACCATGGCTTGCAGTCGCTCGGCCTCCTGCGCCGCCTTTTCCAGCGGGAAGAATTGCCCGATCGCCGCGTCCGCCTCGCGCCGAGCCGCCAGATTGTCGGTCATGCGCGCGATCGCCGCGCTCGTCTCATTGATCTTGCGCAGCTCTTCGTCCGACACGACACCTTGAGCACCCGCCGCCGCCTTGGCCGCCGCCAGGGCTTCGACCTGGAAGCGATAGCCTGCCGCTGCCCCTTCCGACATGCCGAGGGTTTCGGCTTCGGTCTGGAGACCGCGCACGGTGGCGTCCATCCCGGCGAGGCGCGCGCGTGTGGCATCCTGCCCCGCCTTGGCTTGCGCTTCCGCCTTTTTCGCCGCCTCATCGGCTTTCTTGGCGGCATCTTCCGCCGCCTTGAACGCCGACTGATCCTTGACGCCGGCAATCGCCTCCTGCTGAGCCTTGTCATAGGCCGCGATGGCGTCGGCATTGCCTTTGACGCTCGCCCTCAAGCCGTCATACCGGGCGACAACTTCGGCGATGGCTGTCGCCTCTTCGCCGAGCCCGATCGCCGCGCGCTTGGCTTGCTCTTCGCGAACCGCCGCGTTGGCCGTGTCCGTGATCGGCTGCATCGCGCGCTGTTTCTGGTAGAGCGCGACCATCTCGTCGCCGGCAGCTTGCCCGTTCTTGGAGGCATCCGCGAAAAGATCATTGATCCGCTCGGCCTGCGTTCGCAGATCCGGCACCATCCCGAGAAGGCCCGTCATGGCCGTCCCGTAGGCTTTCTTCATCTCCATAGCGCGAACGGCGCTATCGCTCATTAGGTCGTTGACGCCCCGGAGCTTTTCTTCCAACGGGATATAGGTTTGCGTCCATTCCCGAATGGCCTTCGATAGGGCTTGAGCCTCTTTTGTTGCGCCACCCGTTTCGAATTGAGCTAGATCGGCCTCAAGCTTTGCGAATGGCGGAATGCCATCTTTCGCTTCGGCGTTGAACGCCCTGACGGCCTTTCGAATTCCTTCGAATTGCTCCTGAACCACACGGTATCTGAGGCTTGGGCCGCCGAAGATGCTATACATCTTCTGGCTGGCCTCTTTCCGAACGCGCTCCAAGTCTTCCTTGTAATTGTCGTTCGCGCTCATCCGAACGGCCTGCGGCGAGCGCCGAGCATAGTCTTCGGCCGCATCCCCCGCGACGCCATAGGCGTCCCGCAGCTTGCGAACAGCCTCTTCCTGCCGCTTGATCACGTCTTCGATCGGCTTCACGTCACGCTTGATCACGAGCGCGAAGGCCGTCGCCGCCACGGCGACACCGCCGAGCGCCAAGCCCGCCGGCCCAAGCCCGCGCATGAAACCCATGACAGCCGAGCCGATCGCAGCAAGCGATCCACGAACACCGCCCGGCCCATCGCCGAGCGCCTGGAGCACCTGCCCCGCCTGCGTCGCCATGACCTGAAACGGAGACGATCCGCTGGCGAGCATCGTCGCCACGTCATTGAGCTGATAGCCGAGGTTCTGGACCTGACCACCCGTCAGCCGCACCTGATTGCCGGCGTTTCGGGCATTGTCGTTCGTCACGCCGAAGCGCTGCCCCAGCAACTCCATACGGTGCGCATAGGTCTGCGCATCGATCACGCCCTGTTCGAGCCCGCGATTGAGGATGGACACGCCGCGCGAATAGTCCTGCGTCCGCCGATAGCCGTCATCGAGCGTGCGCGCCAACCGCTCATTGGCCTTCGCGGCGGCGGCGATCGTGCGCGTCGATCGATCCGTGATGTTTTCCGTCTCGCGGGTGCTGCGCCCCAGGTCGTCTTGCGCGTTCGTGACATCGTTGAGATCGCGAACGAGATCATCCAGCCCCTCCGAGGAACCTTCGATCCTGATTTCGTCGATCGCCGTTCCCGCAGTCGCCATGACGCCCTCCCTCGCAACACAAAAAAGGGCGCAGGTTCAACCGCGCCCTATGTCCGACCCTTGCGGGCCGCCCTGTCCCGCTCCTGTTCGGCCGCGAGATCATCCAGCAAAGCCCGATCCATCTCGCCGATCAGCCGGCGCAATCGCTCGAACTCATCAACGCAGGCGATTGCGTAGCGCCGTGCGAAGCGATCGATGGCCGAGAAAGGAATAGGGGCTAGGCCCATTCCGCTGGGCCGGTCGGTGGAGACGATCTGAAAGGCGTTCCAGATGTAGACGAGATGTTCCGCCAGCTCGGGGCGATCCCGAAGCGCCGGCGGCGGCTTCCCGTCCTCACGCTCGACGCGCTCCAGAAAGTCGAGCTTGTCCGCCCACTTGCGGCTCCAGCGGAGATATTCGATCAGTTTCCCGCGTCGGCCTTCTCGGCTTCCGCGTTCAGATCATCGACCTCACCAGCCGCCCAAGCGACGGCCTGACGGAAGCGGAGGTAGCGCGGTTCGGTGCAGAGCCGGAACGCGAGCGCCCTGTCATAGGGCCTCATCTCGCCGCCCACCTTGACGCCCTCCCAGTCCAGAAGGACCGTGGCGTGTAGCGTCGTGCCGATGATGCGATCCATCTCGACGGGATCGATGCGCCCGCCGTCGCGCTTGCTGCGCGGCACAGCCGCCGTCAGGCGCTGCATCATGCGCTGGAAATCCGGGTTTGTCTGGCCGCGCACCTTGAGGCGCAGCTCGCCCATTTCGGGGATGCCGTCCACCCAAGCGCCCTGTTCGATGGCGGCGCGGTCGGAAGCGATAGCTTCGATGTCCATGGTCATAGTCCTTGAATTGTCGGGATGGGTGGCCGTGGCGTCCCGACGAGCACCACGGCCGTTCCGCTTGCGCGGACGTACCGGCCTACTCGGCCGGATCGGGATCGGGGTCGGCCTCGCCGCTACCGGGCTTCGCGCCGGTCTCCTCGGCGAGGCCCTTGCCGATGATCAGATCGGCGAAGGTGTTGGCGAGTTCGGGCGCGTCGCCCGCTGCGAAGTCGCGGCGCTTGCCGTTCGGGTAGGCGTGGAAGCCTTCGAGGATCAGGACCGTCTTCAAGCGATGGCCCTTTCCAGCATGATGGAACAGCCGGTCGTGGGATCGAACACGGCTTGCACCTGGAGCGAGATCATCACGTCCGCATCGTTGCCGCCCTTCTGCGGCGGCCCGTTGCCGAAGATCAGCTTCGGCAGGGTGAAGCGGTATTTCTCGCCGGACGCGATACCGATCTCGAACGACAGGCTTCCCGAGCCGTGATCCAGCACCTTCTGATAGAGGGCGTTGGACGAGAAATAGAGTTCGACGGTGCCCGAGACCTCGCAACGCCCCGCCCCGAACTCTTCCGAAAACTTGGAACCAACGACAGGCCGGGTGCGCAGATTGTTGGCGATCTGGAGACTGATTGAGCGGACCTTCGCGCCCGCATCCAGACCCGTCACCTGAAAATTCGCGATGTTGGCCGAAGCCGTCAGGATCGGCGTCGTGGCCGGATCGGCATAGGTCGCGCCGGCCACCGGAGCATTGTCCAGCGCTTCCTTCTGGCCCATCAGCGAGAAGGAGCCCGTGACCTCGGCGCGCGCGTTGATCGCCAGCGACATGGAGTTGACCATGACGCCCGTGAAACGGGAAAAGGCGTCCGTCGCGCCGAGTTCGATCGTTTCCTCGAACGTGAAGCTCTTGCGGACCTTCCCGTTCTTGAGCTTGTTCGCTGACCAATCCCCGAACAGTGTCGCCGCGAAGAAGTCATCAAAGCTGCCATAGGACAGCTCGAACGGTAGGTCGCCAGCCACGTCTTGACCCGTCTCGAACACGCCCGAGACGTTGCGATCCGCGCGGCGTTCGTTGGAAACGCCCGTGGACTTGTTCGTGGACAGGCCACCGCCCGTCAAACGCACCTGCTTGAAGCTCGGCGTGGCGGGCGTCACGCCATAGTTGGCTTCGGGCACATAGGCGACCCGCACCTCGCTACTATCAGCGAATGCCATGGTATTCTCCTCGCGATGTTAGGGAGCGTCAGCCGACGTAATCGAACCGATACGGCACGGCGAAACTGAGTTGGAAATAGTTGCCGGTCTCGTTCCGATCGTCTGTCGGCGGCGAGTTTGGCGTCTGGATGCGCAGGTGGCCGAAGGTCTTTCCGCGCAGGATATCGGCGAGCCGATCCGCCCACTGGCGGCCGCGATCGACGCCCTCGCCGCGCGGCACGTTGACCGAGATCAGAAAGCCCCCGGTCTCGCGATGCGTGTTAGCGCCAGGAGCCCCGAACGTCAGGCGCTCCGATATCGAGTAAGGGTACTGGACCATGACGAACGGCGAACCGTTCTTGGGCGTCTCGAACCCGGTGTTTTCCTCAACGATCGGGCATTCGGTCCAGTTCGCGGCCAGAAAGGTCCGAACGGCCAGGACGACTTCGAACCGGGCCATCAGTAGAGCTTAACGGTGATGGCGGGGCGGCTCAGCCCCGTGTCAGGATCGAAGTTCTTGACCGAATAGCTGATCGAGGCGACATCGCCGTATCTCTCGCGCGCCATGGCCGCGACGACGGCATAGACACCCTCTGGCGCCTGATCGGATTGGCCGACATCGGTCTTCGTCCGCTTGCGCCAATTGCGCCGACCGCCGCGCATCTTCCGACTACCGCGCACAGTGTTCCCGGCCGCGTCTTGAACCTCCGAGATGACCCGCTTTCGCGGCTCCATCTTGCGGGCATAGGGCTGGCGGTTCGAGAATTTGAACACCTTGCCCTTCGGCATGGGGCCGATGCCGTCCCATTCTATGCCATCGATCTCCAGCACATGAGATCGCGCATAGGCTCCGGTCAGGACCGGAGACGCCTTCACGAGCTGTTCGCCGATCCACTCCAGCACGTCGCGGCCGAGATCGAAATTGGCGATGATGACGCCATCCGGCTTCACGCTGGAAAGCGGCGCATCCTCGCGCCCGTCCACCGTCACGCGATGGGTGACGGCTCGGCCGAGCAAGGCCCGGTTATGGGCGGACGCCTCTTCGATCGCCCGCTCGGCCCGATCGGCCAACATCTTGGCCCGTGCCTGCGGCGAGAGGGACCGATCTTGGATCGCCTGAATTTGGCGGCGGATCGACGTGATACGACCTTTGATCTTCATCCGATTGCCGTGAGTTCGTAGGCGATGACAGTCCCGTCCACACATCGCTTGTCCGCATCGCAGACTTCGACCGTCAGGATGTCGCCGTTCGCCATGACAGCCTTGTCGCCCCGGCGCAGGGGCGAAGCGAATGTGATGTCCTCGGCCAGGACGATCATCCGGCGCACGAGCTGATCGAGCCCGCCGACCAGTTCGTCCGGCGGCAGACCCTCGACCCGAGCCCGAGCCGGACAATCCGCCTCGCCCGCGCGCTTAAACGTGACCGTCGCGCGCGGCATAAGCTGGCGATAGGTCTGGAGCATCCTCAGAGCTTTCGGCGTCATGAGAACACCCGAAGCGGCTTCATCAGATTGGCCGTGGCGGCTTCGATCGCCTTGCCAGCCGCCTCTGAGACCGTCCACGTCTGATCGCCCACGCCATCGACCTTTTCGGATCGAAGGAAGAGGTTCTGACCGGCCAGGGATTTGAGATGCTGCGCGGCGAGGATCACCGCTGCCACCGCGCTTGCGGGCGGATCGGGAACGAACGCGCCGCCATCGCGCTTGGCGAACCCCGCCCGCCAGCGAATGCGAACGACGCCCTCGCCCGTCGCCGTTACCGGCCATCCGCCGACAGGCGCGCCGATCCCCGACCGCGAGACCTCCAAGCCCGAAACACTGATCGCCACCCAAGCGCCGGCAGCGTTTCGATAGCTGACGGCGATGGGTTCGAGCACCGGACCATAAGGCAACCGGATCGCCTCGCCTGCCCCGTAGCCGAACCCGTCCGTTTCCCATTCCAGCACCTGAATTCCGAGGGCGAGCCCCCAAGGTCCGGTCGGGCCGTCGATTGCAGCTTGGGCCGCCGCGATCATGGCCGTCACGAACGGGTCGCTCGCATCGTGAAAGCCTGGAATGTTCGCCGCCGTCACAAGCGGCCGGGGCGGCTCTATGACGGCGACGGCCATCCTTAAGCCTCCGGTGCCGCCGCGAGACCGGCCTTGATAGCCGCCTGCACTTCGGCCTTTTTCGTGGCCTCGCCGAGATCGACCCCCTTCGTGGCCGCGAAGTCGCGCAGCTCGGATAGCGACATGCCGTCGAGATCGATGGCCGAGGCATTCGGAGCCCCGGAACCGCTGGCCGCCGGCAGAGAAGCCGAGCCGCTGTCTTTCTCGACCAGCCCGTTTTCCTTCAACTTGTCGAAGGTCTCCGGCTCCACATCGATCGTGTCGCCAGCGCGGACGCTTTCCGCGCCGTGCTGGAAGCCCCAGAGGGCGCGCGCTTTCACGCTCATGGTCCTGTCTCCAGTGATGTCAGAGGGGCAAAAGGGGCGGCGCGAACGCCGCCCGCTGGTCGGGATCAGACCGAGAAGCGGCCCTTGATCAGGGCGGCCGGGCGCTTGACAGCGAGCGCCAGACGCTTTTCGGCGCGCACCGTCAGCATGTTCTTGACGAAGTTGTCGCGATCTTCGGACGAGATCAGGACTTCCACGTCCATGCGGTCGTAGATTTTTGCCGCCGCGCGGAAGGCACCGACCAGGAAGTTGTCCTCGTCCTGCGCCTGCGTCGAGATCACAGGGCGGCCCCAGAGTTGCGGCCCGGCGAGCTGGACGATGTTGGCGAAAATGTAGTTCCCGCCGGCGTCCTTGGTCAGTTCGATGCGAGCCCAGTCGGTCGGATGCAGCACAATACCGTCAGCCGGAAATTCCGTCAGCGATGCCTGGAGCAGCGCCAGACGCATCGTGTCGATCATCGTTTTCGCGGCCGGGGTGAAGGCCGCCGCATAGGCCGTCGCCTGCGTCATCAGGCCATTGAGGTTTTCGCCGACGCCCGAACCCTTGAGGATTTGGGCCTCTTCCGCGAAGTCGAGGCCATAGCGCAACTCGCCGTCGATCTCGCCTTGAAGCTGCGGAATGTCGTCCATCGCCTGACGCGATACGGGGATCCAATGCGCGATCGTGCGCACCGCCGCCTCGGACAGGCGCCATTCGTAATTCGACTCGGGCTTGAGCGCGCCTTCGGCGACCGGAGCCGCCGCGTTCGTGCGCGCCGTCTGCTTGGCATACTGGACAAGGTTCGAGGTCGTGGAACCCTGATCGAGAAGCTGGCGGATCGTCATCTGCCGGCGCGGAATGCCGAGGACTTCGGCCTCGCGCTCGGGAACGATCAGGGTGCCGGCGCTGGTGCTCGCCGACGTGATCGCGTTCTGGACTTCGACCTTCACCGTTCCGCGCGCGCCGCCGGCAGCAAATTGCTTGACGGCATCGGACGCGCCGACCTGTTCGCCTAGCGACTTGGGAGCTTCGCGCCCGCCAGCGCCGCCGAACCGGCTGGAAAGCCGCTGTTCGAGGTCGAGATTGCGATCGGACAGCTCGGACAGTCGGGTTTCCAGCTTGTTCTGAGCGTCCTTCAACGCACCTTGCGCCGTCAGGAGCTGATCGGCCTTCTGGGCGACTTCGGCCGTCACCTTTCCGGCGTCGGCGCTCTGCTTAAGCGCGCTTTCGGCCGTTCGCTTCACGTCGTCACCGACGCGCGAAACCTCGGCTTTCACGTCCTTCAGAAGCTGTTCGAGCTTGCCGGGGTCCATCGCGTCATTGCGCACGTCCGACAGAGCCGCCGCAGGACGAGACATGGCAAGGAGGGCCGCGAGCGGAGCCAGCGGCATCGTTTTGGTCAACATGGGAGTGTCCCCTTGGGATCAGATGGATTTCAGGCTGGCGAGGAGGTCGGAAACCTCGGCGATCACGGCAGCGTCTTGCGTGCCGGTTGCGGCAGCGTCGCGCGTGCCGCCTTTCAGCGCCTGGACGATCTCCCGGCGCTCCGAGCGCGGGACATTGAGCTGGGCGAGAAGGGTATCGAGCTTGTGAGCCGCCACGGTGGAGCGGCCCTCGGCCGAGTTGCGGGTGCGGTTTTCCACCGCATCCGCCGAGAGAAGGCTATCGGCAAAGCCCTTGGACACGGCATCATTGCCGCCGATCCACGCTTCGCGATCCAGCATCTTCGCCAGTTCCTTGGCGTCCATGCCGGTGCGAGCGGCGTAGATGTCCACGGCCGCCGCGTCGAAGGGCTCCAGCCAGTCCGCCACGTCGCGAAGCGCATGGCGATCCCCGGAGGCGACGATCCAGGTGTTGTGGATCATCAGGAAGCCGGATCGGGCAATCTGGATTTCATCGCCGGCCATGGCGATCACGGACGCCGCCGAAGCCGCGATCCCGAGCACCTTCACCGTCACATGCGCCGGATGCTCGCGCAGGGCATTGTAGATCGCGAGCCCTTCGAAGAACGATCCGCCCGGCGAGTTGATGTTGACCACCACGTCGCGCTTGCCGATCGCGCGAAGCGCAGCCGAGACGCGCTTTGCCGTGACGCCCTCGCCGTACCAGTCCGCCCCGATCACATCGAGCACGGAAATGGTGTTGTCAGCCTCGCCGTCGCTGGCGGCTTGCACATCGGGGTTCCAACGCTCCAGTGCGGCCGGGGTCGTTTCCGTGCGCATACCGGGACGCGCCACGATCGTGGCGGCGGGTAGGTTTCGCTTGCTCATGATCGTCAGTTCCCAGAAAGGCCGAGCCAAGCGGCAAGAGCATTACGCGCGGCAGACGCATCGCCGCCGGTCGCGCCGAGCTGGTCGAGCGGCGCGAGGTTGGTTTGCGCGGTCAGGGCGTCCGCGCCTTCCCGGCGCGGAAGATTGAGCTTGGCGCGGCCTTCGTTGCGATCCATCAGACCATTTTGCGTCATCTGCGAAAGGAACGTGGCCTTCGCCGCGCTGTCCATCTGGAGCAGCCCTTCGCGATTGAACTCGCAGTAGAGCCGACGCTTTTCGCCAGGGGGAACGAGGTCTTTGACGATCCGCGCTTCGATCCGCCGACAAATCGGATTGATGCCGAGTGCCAGCCACGTCAGGAGGATTTGCTCGACACCCGAGCCCCACATGGTCTGCCCTTCGGCCGCGTGGCCGATGATGATGGGCGGCATCCCGAACCACCGGCACATCTCTTCGATGTGAAAGCGCCGGGTTTCCAGCATCTGGGCGTCTTCCGGGTTCAGCGTCATCTGCTGATACTTGAGCCCGGCCTCTAAGATCATCAGTTTGCCGGCATTGGTCGAGCCGGCATAGGCCAGCATCGCCTTGCGCAGGCCCTCGCGCTGATCAGGCTTCAAGGCTTGATCGGACGACAAGACACCGCTGACACTCAAGCCGTTGCCGAAAATCTTGCCCGCCGCCTCATCCGTCGCCATGGCCGCGCCGAAGGTTTCGGCACCGTTGGCGATCGCCGAGAGGCCGAGATCGCCGCCGAACCCGAACCCCTTGATGTGGAACACCTTGGAACGCGGCATGTCCTCGCTCTTGCCGCGATCCGTGACGCGATAGACCAACTCGCCGCTAGGCAGGCGAACCGGACGGCAATGAGTGCTGGCGAGCGGCTGGAGCGAGGACAAGCGCTTTCCGAACTCGACCTTCTCGGCATAGGAATTGCCGGTCGAGATCAGCCAAGCCACCGTCGCCTCCCAGAACTCCAGCGAGGTCTGATCGGCGTTCGGACTAAGCTCCAGCACTTCGGCGAGCGGGTGATCGTCCACCGCCGTTCGCCCGCCATCCGCCTCGCGCCGAAAGGTGCCGAGCGGCAGAGCCGACACGGCTTGCGCCGTCAGGCGGATGCAGGCCCAGACCGTGGCGAGCTGCATCGCAGCGTTAAGCGTGACCGACTTGCCGGCATGGCTCTTGCGCCCGATGGCCGCCGCCAGCGCGCCGGCATCGGCGAGCCCGATCCGCTCGTCTTTCGACCCGATCGGCGTGATCGCATTCGACGGCGCGGCCTTCGCCTGCCGCTCCCGTTTCTTGCCCATCAAATCACCATCACAGGGTTGGAGGTGAAGCCGTCGAGATCGCCGGCCTCGGTTGCGTTGACGGCGAGCGCGGTCGCCATGACGGCGGCAACGATGCCGTCGATCTTGTCCGCGCTGGCCTTTTTGGCCGGCACATAGTTCAGGTTTTCATCGAACCGGACGCGGCAATGGCTTGCCATCCAGGCGAGCACCGGGTGCCCTCCGTGGTCGAGCTGGCTGGCGAACACCAGCCGCTCGAAACGCTTTGTGCCCTCGCCAAGAGTGGCGTGGCCCTGCCGTTGCTCGTGGCAGATGTCGATCGGGAAACCGCCCTTCTCCAGATCGCTTATCAGCTTCACCGCGTTCCACGGATCGAAGCCCTGCCCCAACAGCTCGAACTCACGCCCGCCTTCGATGATGGCTTCCTTGACGAAATCCTGATCGACACTGTTGCCCGGCGTCGTCAGGAGAGCGCCTTCGCGAACCCAGCCGAGCCAGTCCACCCGCCGATCCTGTTCGGCGCGCTCTTTCAGGGTCTCTTCCGGCACCCAGAAGAGCGGCAGGAGCGTCCACCGATCATCGCCGTCTTCGGGCTCGAACAGCCAGACTTGTGCCGTGATGTCGCGCGTCGCCGACACGTCGCAGGCTCCCCAAGCGCGCCGGCCCCGCATCTTTTGACGAAGCGTTCGCCAGCCGTTCGGCTCGACAGCGCACCGCTTCCATTGCGACTTCGGAAGCCAGCCGCCGACCTGATCGACCCAACGGTTCAGGTGATAGCACTGGAAGATGGCTTCCTTGACCGGGCTTCCCTTGGCGTTCTTGAATTCTGTCCGCAGATAATCGAGCGTCGGGGTCAGGCCCAGCGAAGGGTTGGCCTTTCGCCAGACCTTTTCGTCCGTCCAATCGTCCTCTTCGCCGATCGCGAAGTGAACGACCAGCGTCCGGGGATCGTCCTTCGCCCCGGACATGATCTCCAGGCTTTCCTGATACCACTCCCAGCCGACGCGGCCCGACTTGCGGCCCGCCGTCGAGGCGTAGAGTTCGATCGGCTGGAGGCGCGCACCCGTGCCCTGCCGCAGCGTGTCGGCCAGCTCGCGCGTGATCCATTCGTGGATTTCGTCGCCCAGGATCACAGTCGGCGAGCGCCCGTGCTTCCCGTCCGGCTTGCCGGTCAGGAGATGGAGCGTGGAGCCGGTCTCGCGAAGGAAGATGGATTTCTTCATGAGGATGATCCGCACGTTCCCGTGCCGGTCCTCGCGAAGCCCAACCCCTTCCGAGATGATCGCCGCCATCTTCTCGAAGGGCACACGGCCTTGATCTTCATTGCGGCCGAACACGTATCCTTCAGCGCCCGGCAGCTTCTCCAGACAGAAGAACAGCACGCCGAGCGCCGCCAGAAACTCGGACTTGCCGTTCTTGCGCGGTATCCAGAGATCCAGCCGTCGATAAACGCGCACGTCCGCCGTGGTCTGGAGATGCGTTGCCGGATCGATGATCTCGATCGACATCTTCCAGCCGACCAGAAGGCGCACCGTGATCTCCTGCCAGAGCAGGAGCTTGAATGGGACGCCCCGGAAACGGTCGTTCGTCAGTCGAAAGATACGGGGCCAAGCGGCGACGATCTTGTCCGCCTTGCCCGCATCGAACCATGCACCCTCAATCGCCGAAGCCCGCCGCCACGCCAGCACCGCCCATTCATAGGCGGGATCGTCGGCGACGGGCTTTAGCCAGGAGGGCAGCGCCGCCGCGATCGTGTCCGCCATGGCGTCACTGGATCGTCGGCGGGGACCGCGTGTCCGCGCTGTTCATGAGGTCCAAAGGATCGGCTCCCATGTCTGCCTCTGCCGGTGGCGCGCTGGCGGGCTCCGAAGCCGCGCGCGAGCCTCCGAAAAGGTCGCCTTGCTGCGAGCGGTTGAAGCTTTCAACTTTGGTCAACGCGCCATCGGAGCGAGGATTGAACCCAAAGTCGTCTTCGATCGCGCGCAGGATCGGCTCGGCCTCGCGCATGATCTTGACCGCAGGGTGTTGGATCACGCGCTCTTCGCCGCCGACTGGCGTCCATTTCATGGTCGAGCCACCCTTAGGGCAGTCTCGGCGCAGCTCTTCGGCCGCGCCTTCATACATCTGCGACCAGATGCAGTAGCGCGCGAGCGCCGCGCGATAACCAGGTCGGCGGCGACCTGATGCGATCAGCGTTTGCGTCAGCGTCTCCCATAGCTGGATCGCTCGCCGATAGTAGGCGGGCGCTTTCGAGAAGAGCGCCGGCACAGCAAACGGATCGGCGGGCGTTGCCTCGCGCTCGGCCTTCTCGGCCTGCGCTTTGATAGCCCGATCGGTCATGGATTTGCGCCTGCCGGGGTAGCCTTTGGCCGCCTGCAAGGCGGGATCGTCCTTGCGTCGTCCCATGCTTCACCCTTTCGCGGGGCCGACCCGACCTCACGTCCCAAAAGAAAAAGTTTCGCCAGCGCGAATTTCGCGCAGAAAAAGAGCGAGTTAACCTGCCGGTCCCGCCCCTTGGGCGGCCGACTTTCGACCCCCCCCTACCCCTAGTCGGGCCGGTCGCGGGCCGGGCGGAAGGCGTGAGGCTGACAGGATCGATCAGCCAAATATTCCATCGCTTCCGCGCGAGCCATGAACTCACGGCTCCGCACCATGAGCACGTCGCGCCCATTGGCCTTGGCGTTGCGAGCTTCGATCGACACCCGATCGAAGAAGTACGGATTGTCGATCATGAGGATGACCTTTCTTGCGCCCGCTCCTGCCGCTGGACCTCGCCGTCGTGGCAAGGCTTGCACAGCGGCTCGAACGGGCCGGCGAAGAACTTGACGGGATCGCCGTGGTGGCGCTCGACATGGTTGACCACCGTCGCCGCCGTGATCAGCCCATCGACTTGGCAGCGACGGCAAAGCGGCTCGGCCGCGAGCACCTGCGCGCGGATCGCCTGCCATTCGGGCGTCTTGTAGAGCGCCCGCCACGGGTGCGACTGGCGGCGCTTGCGATCGTACTCTCGGCGCAGCTCGGCACGGGCGGGCAGGTGCTTGGGTCGGAACGATGGTGGCCGTGTCGCCATGTCATCCCTCCACAAACACGAAACCCCGGCAGCGTGACCGCTCCGGGGTGTCTGACTTCTTCGCACTATCAGTCGTATGTCAAATTCCAGGCGCACGTCAAGCGGCTGTATCGGCTTTCTGGCGCGCCTTTTTGGAAACACTCGAAATCAGGATGCGAGGCGCGCCTTGCTCTTCCTCGCCCATCCACGGCCACAAGGGCGGCATCGTATCCAGCAAGCGCCAGTCCGTCAGCCGATGCCGCACCTGATCGGCCACCATCCGAAGCGCCAGAGCCCAAGCCTGATATTCGATCCGCTCCCCGACCAGCACCAACGGATGCGGGTGCAACGTGAAGCGATGATAGGCACCCGGATAGGGCTTGCGCGTCTTGGGGTTCCGCCCATCGACCTCCCGAGGCCGCGCCGGCATCCCCGGCCCGGCCGCCTCGTTGATCATCCGAAACCACCGTGCCTTGCCATTCGGCCCGATCATCGGCCGACGCTGGATCGGCCCATGATCCCGCCACGTCGGTTCGCCGCCCGCCAAGACGCGGCGCACCACCAGCGCCATGAGCCGGCTCCCGCGCGCGCAGGCGATGTCCCATCCCGCCTGATGCGCCTCCGCCCGCTCGGCGTCCGTCAAGCCGATGCAGTCACTTAGCGCGTCGAACCCCTCCGGCATGGTCAGCTCGGCCGAAGCCAGTGCCCGCACCGCCTCATCCACCACCAGCGCATCAGGATGCGCCGGCTCTGGCACCCGATCGATGGGCGCGGCCCCGGACGTGTCCACCCGTACCCCTAGGATCGCCAAGCGCTCGATAGACGCCCAAGCCGAGGGAGCCGCCACGAAATCCCCATCCCCCGCGCTCAGGAACCGCGCCTGCTTGGGCATCTCCTCGACCAAGGCCCAGGCGAGAAGCGCCCTGATGTCTATTGCAATCTTCGCCACGCCACGCCCCACTCGAACCCGATACACCCCTCGCCGCCCTGCCGGGCGACCCGCCAGCCCGAAGCGCCCTATCCGCCCCGCGCCAGACCCATCGCGCCCTCAAACGCCGCAAGCGCGGCCGGGCCACCCACCGGGAACCACACCACCGGCAGCGCGCCAGGGTCCGGTATCCACGGCCAGCCTTGGCGCTCGTGGAACCGCCGCCATTCCTCGAACCGCGCGGACCCGACCGGCACCGGCTCCATGGCCCCGTCCACCGCCGCCAGCTCGGCCGAGATCGAAACCGGCTGGCGCGCCTCGGCCCGCTCGTGCATGGCGTTCACGTCAGGCCAGCCACGGGTTTTCAGCTTGTCGGCCAGCAGCTCTTCGCGGGACCATTCGCCCTTGTCGATCAGCGCCTGTTCGATGCGCGTCAGGGTCGGGGCCGGCCCCTTCGGCCCCCTCAAGAGCCAGACCATCCGCGCCGCGCTCCAGTCCGGCCCGAAAGGCTTCGCTGACACAACCTGCGGAGCGGCGGCCTCTTCGGGCTCGGCCACGTCCTGCCAAAGGCGGTTCTTGAAATAGCTTTCCGGCCCCGGCGTGTGGCTCTTGCGCTGCGACTTGAGCAAGGCCAGCCAGCCCGCGTGCTTGCGCTCGGCCTCGGCCCGCTCGGCCGGGGTGAGGTCGAGAAAGGCGCGCTCGGCCCGATCCTTCGGCATCCCGCCGAAGCCCGGCCAATTCTTGGTCAGGCGTCGGAAGGCTTGGGCGATGGCCTTGGGGTCTTCCCCAGCCGCGTGGCCGAACGAGTTTTCTTCTTCCCGTTCGCCTTCGCGCGCCTCTCTCGCAGGTTCAGTTACAGGTTCCCTTACGGGTTCATCCTTATAGTCCGGCAAAATTTGCCGGTCATCGTGTCGAAATTTGCCGGTCGAACTGTCGAAATTTGCCGGTCGAACCTCGCCATTTTGACCGGCAGAATTTGCCGGTCGGAAGTCGGGCTCGAACCCGAGATGATAGCGGATCGTCTCGCGACGGCCCTCCTTCCGCATCTTGTCATAGGAAATCAATCCTCGCTCCACCAAGCTGTTGAGCTGGTCGCGCACGGAGCGCTCGCTGAGGTTCGTCGCCTTGACGATATAGTCCTGCCCCGGATAGCAGCCGAGCACCGGATTGTGACAATCCGCCAGCACGTACAAAACGACCTGTTCGCTCGGCTTCATGTCGCTGAAAAGCCCAGGTTGCTTGATGGCCCAGCACATCGCTTGATGGCTCACGCCCCGTCCCCTTCCGATACGCAAAACTCTGGAAAATCACCCGCCGCGCCGCCTTCGATCAGCGCGCGCGGCACAAGAATGGCCGGCGAATACACCCGCCCGAAGCTCATCCGCTCGCCCCCGCAGGCCCCCGGCAGGCGCATCAGCGCCCCCGTCCAGCCCGCGCACCACAGGCTTGGCGCAAACAGCCGCGCCAGCTCGGGATGCGCCGCCGCGATCGCGACGAAGGCCGAGGATGGCGCGGGCCGCACCACCACCCCCATGGCGCGCAAGGCCCGCTGCGCTGGATTGCCGAACCCGCAGGATCGCACCGCCGCGCCGACACTCACGCGCGCGTCGATCCCCACCACAGCCGAGCCGAGCAGGAACGCGAGGCACCCCGCGCCGTCGCGCTCGGCCAGCTCGAACGGATCGGGGCCGCCGCGCCCGTCGCAGACGACGCTCAAGACGCCGCCCCGATGGCCGCGAGCCGAGCGGCCTTTTCGGCCTCTTCGCGCGCTTCCCATTCCCGATCGAACTCGACCCACGAGTTGATCATGTCAGCCATACTCTTGCGCGTCGGCGTGACGTGCCGGCCCTTGCGGTCGAATGTGTCCGAGAACCACCCCTCGCCATCGGACGGGCAGCGGTATTCGCCGTCCTGCCCTTGCTCGGCCTCGCAACGCTTCGCGGCCTGCGCTTCCGTCGTCGCCTTGCACCAGCGGCAGGCCGAGAACCGATAGCGCATGGTGACGTCCATGCTGTCCGAATAGTCGTTCGACGGGCAAACCGTCATCGCCCACCCCTCACGTTGAATTTTTTGGCTTTGAGATGCGGGCGGTCGCCCAGCACCAGTTCGTGACGCCGCCAGGAGCGGCGGCCCTCGCGCTCGGCGCGATCCTCGGCCCGGTAGTCGGACACGAGCCGACACAGCGCCTGAAACAGCCCGGCCGCCTGCGCTTCCGACCGCTGCCAGCGGTGCGCCATCCAGAGATCGTAAAGCGCCGCGCCCCGCTGGAGCCGGCGATTGTTCCAAGTCGCGCGATGGCCCGCGCAACAAAACTCCCGGTCCTTCGGGCCGGGGGCGAGGTCGCATCCGCATTCGAGACAGGCGTTTAAACGGATCGTCACAGCGGCGGCCCCGCGCAAAGCAGGGTGGTGGCACGGGCCATCATGAGCGCGCACCCGCAAGACGCTCCAGCTCGGCCGCTACGCGATCGAGCGCGTCGGCCCGCGCCATCTCGCGCCGATGATCCTCAAGCTTGCCGCACTCGACGATGTAATCGCCGGTGGACATGACGCGCAGCCATTCGGCCTCTTCGCGAATGGCCTTGGCGGTCGCCATGCCCGTACCATCGCAGAACCGACACTGGAACGAACCTCCGAACGGCCCTTCGACCGATCCCGAAGCATCACAGCACGGACAAGAAGCACGAGGCGCAAACCCAACCGGCCGACCTTCGATCGCGGCTTGCGCGATCTCGTCAAACCGATCCGTCGCACAAGCGGGGCGAGCCATCACAGAAGCCCCTCGCATTTCGCCCGCAACAGCCGGCATTGCTCTTCCACGCCGTCGATCTCGCGCAGGATCGCCACGGCGTCGGCGCGGCAGGCCGTGCCGTCCTCCAGCGCGACGAACATCACGTCGAACAGCTCGTGCGTCTCTTGCTTGAAATCTCTGATATCGCGGTGCTGGATCGGACCGATGCCCTTGGGCCGGCGCATCGGCACCAGCTCGTAGCCCTGCGGATGCGCCAAGGCGCGCGCGTGGTGCGGTTCCCCGGCCACGAAGTCGAGATCGAGCGCGGTATCGAGCGACACGAAGCGGTCGGCGTGTTCAGCCTTCGGCGATCCCGCGAAGGACAGCGCCGTTTCGCCGATCCGAACCAGCCCCTCGCGCACGATCGCCGCCGCATCGCCCGCCCGCGCGATGGCGGCTTTCGTGGCGAGCTTGAGCGCGGCGCGCATCTGCGGCGTGGACGGGCGCATCAGCGGCACCCCGCGCGCAACGCGCCACGGTTGAAGTTCTGGACTTCGTTCTGCGACCCGCTCACGCTCACCTTGGAACGGAAACAAGAGCGAATCGCATGGAAAGCATAGGAAGTCTGACCAGCAGAATGGTCGCGCTCGAATGGCTCCTGAAACAAACGCTCGCAGAGAGCTTCAATCGCCACGAGTGCGCGCAGACAACGGCGCGCTATTTCGCGGCCGACGCGGATTGGCACTGGAGCCAGGAGGCGGACGCCGCCCTGGAACGAGGCGACATGGAAGCTTGGACGCAGGCCCTCCGCATCAGGCGCGAGGTCATCGCCTGTATGAGCGACATCATCCAGCGGCTGGAAACCTGAACCCGCCATCGGCAAAAGCGCGCACATCAGCGGCAACCCGCCGCAGGTAAATCGCGATCGCTCACGGTTACGTGACGAACGCCACCATGCGCGCCATTCTCTTGCTCCAGCATTGGAGCGGAAGAGATATGGCAATCATCGGCAACGAACTGGGCGTGAATTACAACCAGTCTATCGGCCGTGAGCGCACCTCCACCTCTGGACTGACTGAGACGGATCAATCCGAGCCAGTATTTCGGAGGAATAGAGTTCCGCCGCTTCATTTCGGAAACGGCGGACGGCTTGATTCGGAGTTCACGCGATACGGCAGCATTACCGCCGAGCCCGTCGATGATGTCAGCAACACGTTCCATGTTGATTTGGTCCCACAGAACGTGTTGACTGTCAAACATTATTCATGTCGATCAACCGCGTATCGTGTCGGCATGAGCGAGATGCACGAACGATTGAAATTGGCGCGTGAGAAAGCTGGCTTCGCTTCAAAGGCGCAGGCAGCGAAAGCCCTTGGCATTCCGGCGAGCACATATGCCGCACATGAGAACGGCCAGAACGATTTCGACCCGACGCAAGCGGAGGCTTACGCTCGCAAATTCAACGTGAGCGCGCCGTGGCTTCTGCTAAATCAAGGGGAGATGCGCACCTCTGCCGAGGCTGATCAATCAATCCCGTCTCCGGAGAATTCGCCGGAGCGCATCGAAAGGCCGAACGCGTCATCGCCGGTCCCCGTTTCATACCCGACCGATCGCATACCCATGCTAGGAACAGCCATCGGAGGCGATGACGGAAGGTTCGTGCTCAACGGGAACAAGGTTGGCGATGCCCTATGCCCGCCGCATCTCGTGGGAGTTCCGAACGCCTATGGCGTATTCGTGAACGGGACATCGATGGAGCCCCGCTACCACCCCGGCGAGGCCGTATTCGTTAATCCACATTTGCCAGTAAGCCGAGGCGATTATGTCGTCGTTCAGATCGCTGGATCATTCGAAGGAGACGACCTCTCCGGATATGTTAAGCGCTTCGTTTCAATGAACTCGCGCGAGCTGATACTTGAACAATATCAGGATCGCGAAGACATCAATGACGACGCGCCACCAATCGACAAGCGCCGTATTAAGTTCGACCGTAGTAAGGTTTTCGCAGTCCATAAGATCGTCGCGTCTGGAATAGCGTAGTCATACGCTGACGCGACTCGCGGCTTTCCTGCGTTGACCAACGCGGCAGGAGACGCAACCGCTTACCTTCGGCACCTTGCGCACGACATTGCGTACACGATAGCGCCAGCATGTAATCTACCGCCTTCATGTGAGGCGGCTGGAATTCGCTGGCTTCATTCGGGAAGACGATGCGGGACCGACTACACCCAGCGCACGTGACAGCGATGCTGCTCAAATCAGAAACCGGGCGCACATCGCTAAGATCACACGCAATCTCGTTCACTTCCTAGCCTCATGTTCTCATTTCGTTCTCAATCTCACAGGGGCCAACGTCAGAGTCCATGACCGAAGGCGGCATTTCCACAACGGTCACGTGCACTGTGGAAAACGTCAGGCGCTTTACACCCGATCGTATGCGACTGACCCCTCTCCCGAGCATATCAAGCCGACGCGCATTGTAGTGACCAACACGGCCCGTCAACATATAAACACATATCATGTTGACACGTTTCATGTTGAGTGTAGGTTAGCGCCATCCCCACATGGATGGAGCCAGACGTGCACCAGCATCCCGCCTCCCCTGACCGTCACGACGACCTGGACGGCACCCCCGTTTCCGCCGCCGACGATCAGTTCCTCATGTCAATCGTCGGCGCGGCCGCGCTCGTTTTCGGGCTTCTGGCCGCCTACGCCATTCGGGCCGCCTTCTGATGCGCGCGCCATCCCCGGCGAACGACCAGTTCGCAACCCCCATGGCGCGCCATGCCCGCCGCGTCGCCGAAGCGCGCCGCTCCCTGTCGGAAGCCCGGCGAGAGCATGACGAGAATGCGGGCGCGGCCGAAGCCATGGCCGCCCTCAACGCCTCCCCCGACTTCACGCCCGCTTACGCCGAGCCCGGCGAGATGGATCGCCGCGAGCGCGAAGAGGCCGACGAGACCGACCGCAAGGCGATCCTCGCCGCCGTCGCCATCGGCTGTGTCGCCGTCTCCCCGATCGTCGCGATCCTGATCGCCACCTACCTGCGGGGTGGCCTCTGATGCGCGCAGCCCTGACCGCCGAGCTGCGCGAGATCGCGCGTTTTACCAGCCATGTCCTGCCCCTCGGCCGCATCCTGCGCACCACGGCCGAATTCGTCGCCGTCGCCGGCATGGTCGGCGCGATCGGCGTCTACGCCATCGGCAGCACCACGCCCGCCCCGCGCGGCGTCCTGATGATCGCGGAGACGAGCCGATGAGCCAGACCCTCAACACCGAGACGATCAAGGCGAACGACGATCCGCGCTGGCCGGAAGTGCTGGGCTTGGTCCGCGAATTCTTGGACCGCCTGGACGGACGTTCGCCTGCGGTTTGCGGTGCAACGATCGCCCTTTTGGCCGCGACGGAACTCAGCGCGCGGGCGGAAAGCTGGAAAGACCTATCCCAGAGCACCGCGCACTTCATCGAACGCGTCTGCGTCGTCGGACAGAAGATGTTCGAGGACATGGAGGAGAACCCCGAAGAGCCGTCAAACGACGCGCAGACCGGGGCAGAGCCATGACGCCCGAACAACGCGCCCTCGCGCGCCGCGCCCTCGGCCTGCCCAACAGCCTCGCCCGCTCCAGCCGCAACTATACAGCCGTCCACCCCAACGCGCTGGCCTTCGCGCCTTGGATGGAGATGGTCGAAGCCGGGCTCGCGACCGTCGAGAAGGTCGGCCTGTCCGGCCGCGTCTTCCTTCTCACCCGCGCCGGCGCGGAAGCCGCGCTGGAGCCGCACGAGCGGCTGGACCCGGAAGACTTCCCGCCGATCCACGCCGACTGATGCCCGACTTCCGCGTCTTTTTCGCGGGAGCCGCCGACGCCCTCCTGTTCAACGCGCGCTCGCCCGGCGAGGCGCGCGCCAAGGCCCAAGGGCTCGGCCGCCCCATCCGCAAGATCAAACTGGACCGCGAGACGGTCGATCCCTGCCACCGCGCGCCCCGACTGACGCGGCGCGAACTGAACGGAAAGCCCTCATGCTGAACGCCGCCGACATCATCGCCCGTGCCGCCGAATTCAAGGCCGCGCACGATACCCCGCGCCTCACCCAGCCCGGCCGCCTGTCGCTGTCCGGCCCCGCCGACACACCCGAGGCCGTGCGCCGCAAGATGGCGGACGACATGCGCGATATCGCCGCCCTGAAAGAGAGCGTCGAGGCCGAAGACCTGATCGCGCGCGGCTGGACGCGCGAAGCCCTCACCCTCTACGGCGAAGACGCCCGCACCCTCGCCAACGCCGCACAGGAGCGCCGGGTCTGATGGCAAGCATGAGCATCCCGAACCCGTGCGATGACGCCACTGTGGAAGCCGTCGCCATCGCGATCTTCGAAGCCGATGAGGACGAGAACGACGAGGCTTGCAGCCTATGCGGGGACAGCGCGACCTTCATTGGTTCGCGCACGAGCTGGAGCGACCCAATCAACCACGCGGCGCACGATACCTACCGCATCCGCGCCCGTCGCACCCTGTCGCATCTGCCCGACAGGCTCCTGTCGCGCGCCATGGTCGCGGCGCGCAAGGATTGGCCGCGCGGCGAGCCCACCGGATGGCTCCCGTCCTACATGGCAGACGAGGTATCACCGCCACCGCGCAAGACGCCGGACGACTGGATCGCTCTTCGCTGGGGCCGGTCGGTCGAGATCGCAGGACCGAACGAAGACGAGGGCGACCGAACAGGGCGCAAAGCCGTCACGCTCGGACACACCATAAGGTTCAACGCCTTTTTCGATTTTGGCACGATCAAGATCGAGGTTGCGCCGGACGGAACATGGAAGCCAGCCGATCCCGACCTGATCGACCCCGCCGCCCTGAACCTGAACGGCTATTGTGAGAAAAGCGACGGCGACACCTACGCGACCTCTCTGGACGATCTTGCGCTCAACTTCGCCGAGGTCTGCGGCCCTCTGGAAGGACCGGAGCCGGTCGAAGTCGAAGCGTGGCACTGGTCGGACGAAACGCCCTTCGCACTCATCAAGCGCGAGGATGGCTTCTTCACCTTCCGCCAGCTCGCCGACGAGGTGGCCGCATGAAGGCCCCCGAACCTTGGATGCAGACGCTTTCAGGCGCGCCCTTCACCTTGCGCGAGCCCCACGTCACGCCGGCCATGCTCACCGGCGAGATCGCGACGGCCCTCGCGCGCATCCCGCGCTTTGCCGGCCACACGATCGAATTCTATTCGGTCGCCCAGCACAGCGTCTTGTGCGCCGAAGCGGCCGAGGACGAGACCGGCGATCGGGAGTTGGCCGCCTATTGCCTTCTCGACAGCGCCCATGTCGCCTACACGGGCGACACCCCGCGCCCGATGGTCGCCGCCGTGGCGCGCCAGATCGCCGACGACATCGATCCCTACACGGCTCACGTCATCGGCCCCCGGCGCGCCCGGAATTTCCTCGCCTCCCGCGAGCGCATCAAAGGCGGGATCGACACGGAAATCTTCCGCGCCGCCGGGCTGTCGCTCGAAAGGCACATGGAGCACCGCGAGGCCGTCAAGGCGATCGGCCTGCGCGCCCTGCGTACCGAGCGGGACGACCTCATGCACCCCGGCGCGCGCTCGTGGGACGCCGACATCGAAGCGGCCGAGCGCCTACCCGTCAGCACCGGCCGCATTCGCCCGCTCCCCGAGCGCGAAGCCCGCGCCGTCTTCATCGACGCCCTTCGCCGCCTCTGCCCCGCCATCGCCGCCGCCGATCCCGCACAGCCCTAACCCGAGGAACCCATGGCGAAAAAGAAGAAGACCGCCGGCACCGGGCACAACAGCGCGCCCGGCCCCCAGCTCATCGGCCTGATCGAACGCATCGAGCGGACGCGCGAGGAAAAGAAGGTCTGCGCCGAGGACGAGGCTTCGATCTTCGCCGAGGCCAAGGCCATGGGGTTCGACACGAAAGCCATTCGCCGCCGGCTCACAGAACGCGCCATGAAGCCGAACGAGCGCGAGGAAATGGAGGCAATCGATGATGTCTATCGCCACGCCATCGGCATGGCGAAGGAACTGCCTTTGTTCAAGGCGGTCGGCACCATGAACGTGGACACCGCCGCGCGCGAAAGCGTGGTCGCCGCGCTTCTCCAGCTAGTCCCGACCAATGGCGAAATTCATCTGGTCGGCGGCGGTCTGAAAATCCGCATGTGGCGCGATGAGGACGGCGAAGCGCGATCCGAAGAGCTTCTGTTCCAGTCAAATGACCAGCCGATATGACGGACCTCTTCGGCAACGGCAAGCACGGCGGCCGACCCGGCCGCACCCCGCCCCCCGCGCCCAACTCGGCCCAACCGGACGAGCAAACGCCGCCCGAGCCCCGCGCCGTCTTCGGCACCCCCTCTTGGGATCGCTGCCGCTGCGGGAAATCCGCCACCCTTCATTTCCCCAAAGCCGGCGGCATCCGGCTTTGCCTCAGATGCGCCGAGGCCCAAGGCCGCTGGACGCCATCCCCACCCACCTGGAGCCGCGCCCCAGCCGCGCAGAAAGACTGATCATGGCCGAGCATTGGACAGCCGAAGAGAACTGGAATTTCTCGGACGACGACCGCCTTTCGGGCCACATCATCCGTTACGATCCAATGCCCGGCGGACGCAAGAACGAGGACGGCACGACCACCTACACCCTCACCTTCTCCGCCTTGGTCGTCACGCAATATGTCAGCGACCCCGCCAAGGCTGCGCACGACATCGCCAACGCCCTCAACGCGGACGACGCAAAAGACCGGCGCATCGCCGAGCTGGAAGCGCAGATTGCAGAAGCCAAGGCGGCGGCAACGGCAGCAATCGGCGAAGACGACGCCGAAAAGGCCGCCAAGTGGCATGACCGTGAAGCGGAAAGGGCGATGGGGTCGCTCAATTGCGGTTCCGAGAATTGGGAATATCGCGCGGCGCATCGCGTCTGTGACAATCACCGTCTTGCCGCCCGCGCCATTCGCTTCACAGCCGCTCGAAACACTGTAGGTGACGGATCGTGAAGGACACCCAATCGAACATTCCCCGCCTCGGCCTCAACCGCACCGAAGTCGCGATGTCCCTTGGCGTAAGCGTCAACACGGTGGACCAGCTCGTGAAGGAGGGTCGCCTGCCGCCGCCCCGGCGCTGGCACACGCGCAAAATCTGGCTGACGGCCGAGATCAGCGCCTATCTGACAGAATGGCCGACCGACGCAGCCGCAGAGCCCAACCGCCCGGCCGCTGCCGGCGATGACTGGCGAGCCCGCGCGTGACCGAAATCGACCTGCCCTATATCGAGCGCAACGCTACTCGCCACGGGAAGATGCGCTACTACTTCCGATTCGCGGGGAAGCGCATTTGCCGCCTCCCCGACGAACTCGGCAGCGAAGAGTTCATGACGGAATATTGGGCGGCGCGTCGGCAGATCGTGCGGGAGGCCGAGCCGACGGATCAACCCTGGTCTTTATCCAGCCCAGTGATCCCGCGCTCCTTCCGCTGGCTTTGCCTGCGCTACATGGAGTCGGCCGAGTTCAAAGCCCTCGACATCACGACGCAGAGCAAGCGGCGCAGCATCATCGAAAGCATGTGGACCGAGCCGGTGGACCCGACGAACAAGGCATCGAACCGGGCCTTTGCCGACATGCCGATCGGCCATCTGGATCAGGGCAACGTCGAAGTGCTGCGGGATCGCAAGAAGGAGACGCCATTCGCGGCCGACGAGCGCTTGAAGGTGCTCAGGCAGGTGTTCGAGACGAAGGAGAACGGCAAGCCCATCACGGCCAACGTCGCCAAGCTCGTGAAAAGCTTCCGTCAGAAATCGGACGGGCACCACACCATCACGGACGCCGAGATCGGTCAGTACATTCAGCACCACGGCACCCGCAGCAAGGCCGCGCTTGCCATTACGCTCCTGATGTACACGGGTTTTCGCGTCTCCGATCTCGCCCAGATCGGGCCGAAGCACCGACTGAAGGACACCCTTCGCCTCAAGCTCTTCAAGAACCGCAACAAGACGCCGACCGAGATCGTGGTGCCGATCCATCCGATTTTGGAAGAGGTGTTGTCTTGGCACCCGGCCGAGGTATCGACCTACATGGCGACGGAATGGGGCAAGCCCTATTCGATCAAGGGGCTCGGCAACCGAATCAGCGATTGGTTCACGCAGGCCGGCTTGCCGCATTGCACCGCTCATTCTGTCCGCAAGGGCCTCGCGACGAATCAAGCCGAGAACGAGGCGACGGATAGGATGCTGGAGGCCATGTTCGGTTGGCGCGACGCGAAGACTTCGCGCATCTATACCGCTCGCGCCGACCGCGCCAAGCTCGCCCGGCAAGCGGTCCACCGAATCAATTGGGACGGGATCGGCGAGCGCCTTTTGACGCACGGCGCGGAGGACAGCTGATCAGATCAGATACTCAAGATTGCAAGTTATAGGTCAGCTTTGAACGGCAAGTGTATGTCGGACAGCCAATCTGGTCTTTCTGCTATTTCGTCAGATGTATAAACCTTTGGGCCACGCATTTTAGCGGCCAATCCAACACGCAGTGCAACTCGGTCTTTTTTCCTTTGTCGTGTCGAACTATTTTTATCTGATAGGTAGATCTCTATCTGAAAATGCTCACGTTCCCCATGCTCAGGAGCATATTTAATTGAAGCCGAAAAATAATGCAGAGGCAAACTATCGATTACATCAGCATGAATTACATAAAAGCCTAGATAAAAGACTTCCTGCTCAACATCAGGCTTCCTGCCACTTCGCGCTTCGAAGCCTTCATTTGCTGTTCGGGCTGCGTTAAGACCATATCTATGGACCCCCTGATCATCACGCAAACCGAAGCGAGACGCCACGGATATTGCGTAATGGATTTCGTTTTTTATCGAACTCAGTGACCAAAGAGCCTCATCATCGAAGACCCCAGCCTTGACAAATCTGGGATAAAGAGCCGCTCTGCAAAGATCATCTTTCGGCTGCATTGGCGCTCGTGCCGTTCGACGAAACGGCAGGCGCACCAGCAAGCGCGATCAGCCAAGCTCGCAGGTCATTAGAATCGTTAAATTCCAGCTCATGGTCACAACGCACATTGGTCTTTTTATTATAATCCATTAGATCAATTTCACTACCAGCAACCGTAAGAAGCCGCTTGAAGTCGCCGACACTCCAAGTCAGGACCACGGAGTCGCCGTCCTGAGGAAATAATTTTGGAGCCGGCAAGTTAAAATTGCCATGCAGGACTGCGAGAAGCTGCTCAGCCTTCTCCGCAGAAGCGCGGTCGATATGGAATTCATTGCCTGGCGGCAAATCGGCCATGCGCCGAATGGCTTCGTACAACGCCGAGTACTTTATGCCTCGTTCGCTATTTGGCCTGATAGCGTCATCAAGCCTACTGCGAACATAATGCATTGTTTGCTTACCAATTCCATGCTCGTCTTCTCGCGAAGCTTTATTCGCAACCGGCAGGAATGACTTTGACGTATTCACAGCACCACCAGCCTGCGAAATGCTACTAGGCGGCGTCACCATGTATCTTTTCATGAAGCTGTTAGGCATACGTTGCCGCATGATCAAACTCTATCCGAAAGGCTCGAGATTGAACCTGAGGTAGCAACATTGCTTGCCTCTTGCAGAAGGTCAATCCATACCTTTCGCTGATCGTTTTCATCAAAAACTGCGCCAGTCGGAACCGTATTAAGGTCCACATTGAGCGTCGCGAGATAGGTAACATCAGTCATCGGCGTTGGGCTCGTATGCGGGAATACCCCATCCACTCGAAGGGTTTGATACCCTCCAACACCAAACGCGAGTACGCGATTCATCGAGTGAACAGGGAGCGACTTGAGCACCAACCTACGACCAATTCGGACACCAAGATCGGTTGCATCTGGGAAGCCTGGATTAAGACCCGTCATTTCGTAAATCGCCTCAGCAGCCGCTTGATAGCTTTCAACAGGCTCCGCCAAGTTGAGAACGACGGCTTGCCTGATAGTCTCTGAAACGGCGAAGCGTGATGCCAAAATACGCTCACCTATGTGGGTCAGGGCGCTCTTCAAATCGAGCAACTCGACGTCGCCCATGAGAGACTCTTCGGTATCATGAACAGCAAGGAAAAGATCGACCCGACCCGGCTGCGTCTGAACAACCCCAGCGTACCCGTCTACCTCTCCCGCACACGTCATTATGAACGGATTTTGAGGGGAAGGAATTCGGTTTCGTTGCGTAGTTTCTGGATCGAGACCCCAAATCGTCCGGTAAAGGCTGTCCGCGTCAACGGCACCTGCCAACGCTGAGAACCATACAAACTGTATCGATTGGGCGCGCCAGAAAGCCAT